TTCGTCCTCGATGCCTACGGCAACTACTCCTACCGCGTGGAGGAGATCCGCTTCGCCGACGGGACCGTCTGGGACTACGACGACATCCTCACCTTCGTCACCACTGGCACCAGCGGCAACGACACCTTGTACGGTGATGAAGCCAGCAACGCCTTTGGCGGCACCGACGGCAATGACTGGCTGTATGGCCGCAATGGCAACGACACCCTGGAGGGTGGCGATGGCGCCGACACGCTGGAGGGTGGCGAAGGCGACGATCTGCTGAAGGGTGGTGCGGGCAATGACAGCCTGTTCGGCGGTACCAGCATCTACAACACCGCCGGCAACGACACGCTGGACGGCGGCATCGGCAACGACACGCTCAGCGCCGGCAAGGGCGACGATGTCTACCTCTTCGCCCGCGGTGACGGCCAGGATCGCATCGTCGAGACCGCCGGCAACGACGCCATCGCCTTCGCCGAGGGCATCCTGCCAGGCGAGGTCGCTGTTTTTCGCGCTGGAAACAACCTCGATGACTTGGCGATATCGATCGACGGCGGTGATCAGATCATCGTCCAGGCGAATTTCACGCGCGACGCCTACGGTAACTATAGCGGCCGGATCGAAGAGATCCGCTTCGCCGATGGCACGACCTGGGACTACGCTACTATTCTCGGGCGAGCCAATGGCGCAACGTCCGGCAGCGATACGTTGGTCGGCGACCAGTTTGACAATGACCTGAGCGGCCTGGACGGCAACGATGTTATTGAAGGTCGCGATGGAAATGACCTTCTCGACGGAGGCTCTGGGAACGACAATCTCAAGGGCGGGAATGGCCTCGATACGCTCCTTGGCGCCGACGGCGCCGACACGCTTGACGGTGGCGAAGGTGACGACCTGCTGCAGGGCGGTGCCGGCAATGACAGCCTGTTCGGCGGTACCAGCATCTACAACACCGCCGGCAACGACACGCTGGACGGCGGCATCGGCAACGACACGCTCAGCGCCGGCAAGGGCGACGATGTCTACCTCTTCGCCCGCGGTGACGGCCAGGATCGCATCGTCGAGACCGCCGGCAACGACGCCATCGCCTTCGCCGAGGGCATCCTGCCAGGCGAGGTCACCCTCGCGCGCACCGGCTCCAACGCCAACGACCTGCTGATCAGCATCGCCGGTGGTGACCAGATCACCGTCGCGAGCTACTTCGTCCTCGATGCCTACGGCAACTACTCCTACCGCGTGGAGGAGATCCGCTTCGCCGACGGGACCGTCTGGGACTACGACGACATCCTCACCTTCGTCACCACTGGCACCAGCGGCAACGACACCCTCGTCGGTGATCAAGCTGCCAACCTGATTGAGGGATTGGATGGTAACGACACTATCCAGGGTCGCGAAGGCAACGACACGCTCGATGGTGGTCTGGGCAACGACTCGCTGATCGGCGGTACCGGCGACGATTTGTACTTCGTCGACTCACCCGTCGATGTAGTCGTGGAATCTGGGTCGCAGGGCACGGATGAGGTGCGTGCAACGGCGGCAAGCTTCACCTTGAGTAGCAACGTGGAGCGGCTGGTCTATATCGGCGCCGGCGACTTCGCCGGCACCGGTAGTTCCGGCGCAGATACCATCATCGGCGGCGCAGGCGCGGACACCCTGCGGGGCATGGCTGGCAACGACGACCTGCGCGGCGGCGAGGGCGCCGATGTGCTGGTCGGTGGCGCCGGTGCCGACACGCTGACCGGGGGTGCTGGAGCCGACACCTTCCGGTTCGAGCTCTCGTCCGAGACAGGTACCGCTTCCGCAGCCGACCGCGTCCTCGACTTCTCGCAGGCCGATGGCGACCTGATCGATCTCTCGGCGATCGACGCGAACAGCACCGTGAGCGGCGATCAGGCATTCAGCTTCATTGGCACGGACACCTTCGTCTCGGGCACGCGCGGCCAGCTACGCTTCGAGAATCGGGGCGATGGTAACACCTGGGTGCAGGCCGATCTCGACGGCAACATGGCGGCCGATTTCGAGATCATGCTGGCTGGAAGCCGGACGCTGACGGCCGCCGACTTCGTGCTGTAGGGTGCCCGGTATGGCAGAGGCCGCGCGAGCCATCTCGCGCAGCCATCGCTGACGGGGACCCGGACCCGAGAGCGCGGGGACCGCCGGAGACGCCGCACGGTGAGGCGGATCGAGGGCGGTGGTGGGGATGGCGGCGAACCCGCTGGTGCCCACCAGGCCGGTCGCCATAGGGCCGGCCGCATGGTTGGAGGCGGGTGCGGAGGCCACACCGCACCCGCCATCCGGCTCATGACACACGCCGCTTAGTCACCTGCACCGCCAGCGTTGCCGAGCCCAGATCGAAGGTGGCCGGCGAGATGTTCCTGGCTATCACGCGGACGGTGTTGTTGGACCACGCTGCGGCGTCGAGCTCGATGAAGCGCGTCGACGAGGCGAGCGCCGCATGGGCAAGGTCGCCCTGCCGCGCGCCATTGACGGTGACATCGAGCAGGCTGGTCGCGCCTGGTGCCAGCGACGGCAAGTCCCACGACACCTCCGCTGCGAATTCCCGCTGCCCGACCGGCAGCGCCGGCGTGCCGCAGAGCAGCGCCGGTGCTGCCTCGGGCAGACCATAGAGCCGCAGCGCCTCGAGCTCGATCTGCCCGTCAAAGCCAACGATGCCGATCTGCGCAAAGGCGACCGCGGGACCAAACCGTACCGTCATGCGCTTGTTCAGCGAGGCGTCGGCCATGGCGGCGCCACCGGTCCAGGCCTTGGACGGGACGTTCCACAGCAGCGTGGTGATCGAGGCCAGCGCGTCGCCGGCGAGGTTCTCCCGCACGTTCATCGTCGCATCGAAGCAGCGCACGAAGATCCGCCCGCCATCGGCGCCACCGACGAGGGAATGCGCCAGGGCGAACTCCTTCGCCTGGGAGCAGTCCACCACGAAGGCCAACCCCCGCTGCGCGGCGAGCAGCAGCCCGCGGGCGGTCGGCGTGATGTCGTCCAGCCCGTTGAAGGACAGCCCGGCGAGGGTGGTGGCCGAGGTGGTGGAAGTCGCGACCACCGCCAGGCCTTCGACGCCGATCTCGGTGGCGCTGTGCCGGAAGGACTGGGCCCGAACATTGGGCACCGCGCCGAGCAGCCGCAGATGCCGCGACGCCGGCGCGCGGTGGCGATTGAGCACAGTGTTGCCGCAGCGGGTGGCGGTCGCCGTGTAGTCGATGCCGACCTGGTAGGTGTTGGACCAGGCGACCTCGTACTCGCAATCTTGCGCCGCCGCGGTGTGCCGGGCGACGATCGGCGAGCAGGCCTCCATGCGCAGCGCCCGGCCGATGACGGCCGAGCCGCTGGTCTCGTTGAGGAAGGGGATGGCGACGTTGGGGTCGAGCTGGCGCAACTCGAAGTTCGGCGCGTCGAAGACGTGCCGGTTGTGGTTGGCATAGGCGCCATCCGCCTTGGACAGCCGGATGCCAAAGCGATCGATGGTGGGGTTGATCCCGGTCGCGGTGGCGAAGTGGCCGCCATAGTAGCGGATCGAGGTGTTCCAGGCGGTGGCCGTGGCGCAGCGGATGTCGAGGCCGATGCGGTTGTTCAGGATGCGGCCGAGATGGAAGGTGCTGTCCTCGACGCCGCGGCCGTCGCCCAGGGTCCGCATGCCGATGGTGAAGCCCGAGACCAGGCGCAGTTCGACCACCGAGGCGTCGATGTTGCGCACCAGGATGCCGATATCGGCCTCGTCGAGCCAGTCGGACTGGGTGGCACGCACGACCTGCAGCCCGGCATAGTGCTTCTCGCCGTTGCGGACCGTGCCGCCGTCGCCGAGGGTCAGCACGGTGGCCGGGGCTGTGCCGGTGTAGCGGAGCACGCCGTGCATGATCAGCCCGCGGGCACCGCCACCGAGGACCACACCGGCGGAGACGTTCCAGGTGCCCGGCGGGATGACCGCGAACTTCTGGTCCGCCGCGGCGCGATCGAAGGCGGCCTGGATGGCGGCGCGATCGTCGGCAACGCCGTCGCCCAATCCCCCGAAGTCGGCGGGCAGGACGGTCTCGCGGTCGCGGAGGTACTTGGCCAGATCGGTTTTGCTGACCGCGGTGTCGAGCACCAGCAGGTCGTCGATGCGGGCGGCCATGGTGGGGTTCCCTACAGCGCAGTCGCTGTCACCGGCCCCGCCAGGGCGGAGACGTTGCCCTCGGCCGAGACGCTGCGGAGCCAGTACCAGCGGGTCTGGCCGGTGGTGAAGCCGGTGCGGTCCCAGAAGAGGCTGGTCGGCTCGGCCGCGAGTTTTTGCGCGGCGGCCAGGCTGTTGCTGCTGGCCTCGAACACCTGCAGCCGCACGGCATCGGCCGGAAAACCGCCAGACAGCCGCACCCCTCCGGCGATGCCGGTCGCGGTGGGCGCCGAGACGGCGGCCGGCGCCAGCGCCTCCCGCCAGCCCGACACGGCGCCGCTGCGCGCCACGGCGCGCGCCCGGAAGGCGGTCGGCTCGGCGGTCGGAATGCCTGCCGCGGTGGCGCCCAGCCCCGCCCCGTAGCCTTGCCAGGTGGCGACGGAGGCCGGCATGAACTGGACCTCGTAGCCGGCAAGATGGGCGCTGGCGACCGGGGCCCAGGCCATCGACAGCGCCGCAAAGGCGCTGCCCAGTGGCGTCTCGACGCTGATCCAGGCAGGGGTGGCGATCCGCCCGGGATTGGGCAGGACGACGGAGGGGCTGTCGCCGGTGGCGCGCTCGTCCAGGGCCGGATCCCAATTCCAAACCGCGACATCCTCCTCGGCGAGCACCAGATCCACGCCACCATCCTGGGCCAGGCTCCAGCCGGTGATCCGGGCGGGGAATGGCACCAGCCGGTCGAGCGCCACCGTCGCCCCCTCCCAGGGCCGCAGCCGCAGCGCCGAGAGCTTGGCGGGAAAGGCGACCGTCCGTTGCCGGCGGTTGCGTTCCAGCGCCACCTTCATCAGCCGCTGTACCGTGGAGACGGAGGTGGTCAGCGGGAATTCGAGGTCGGTGTAGATGGCCTCGCCGCCATCCTCGGCGACATAGTTGCTGGCGAGCAGCGGTGGCGCGTCGGTCGGCTGCCAATTGGCCGAGGGCTCGACATAGACGGCGCGGACCCCGTTGAAGAGGTCCCGCCGTGCCCGGCTGCCCTGGATGGTGACGTCGCCGCGCAAATCGTCGGAGGTGAGCGTGGCCACCGGCAGGGCCGGCCCGCCCGCATGGATGAAGAACCGCCCGCCCGAGACCACCAGCGCCCCGGCCATGGCGGCGACCAGCTTTTCGGTGATGGCGATCTTGCCCTCGGCGAGCGAGAGGGTGCCATTGCAGGTATAGCGGCGCTCGGCGATGCCGGCGGCCGTGCCCGTGATCTCGTCGCAGATATTGGCCGCGGCGATCAGGCAGGGGATGTCGATGTCGTCCCAGCCGGCCCGCCAGCCGAAGGAGGCGGTGATGTACCAGGCGAGGCAGAGCGCCGGATTGTCGGACCAGCCGACCACGCCCGTGCGTGGATCGAGGATGGTGTCGGCGCCCTCTACGATGGCGGCGATGTTCGGTGGGCCGGAGGGGAAGGCCTCGGCGGTGATCTTGAGGCGAACGGCGATATAAGCGCGGCCCTGGCCACGATGGGCCGCGGTCCATTTGCCATCGGTCTCCGCCACCAGATTGGCGTCGGCTGCCTGGTCCGGCTCGCCCAGATGCCGATCGACCCGGACGAGGCCGGCGAAGCTGGCATCCGTCTCGGCCTTGTCGCCAAGCCACACCTCGCCGATGCCGCGCACGCGATGGGCCGCGACCACGACGACCGCATAGAAATAGCCATCCTCCCGCCCGGCATCGTCCGTCGCCGAATGCAGGAAGACGATCGGCCCGCCGACCTTGACCCGGCCGAGGACGATCTGGTGCTCGGTGATGGCCTGGCGAAAGGACTGGGTGCGGGTCGTGGCGGTGGTGGTGAGGGTGTCGGCGGCGATCGCCGCGGCGGTGGTGGAGGCGGCCTTCTTGGTCGGGAAGATCGCCTGGCCGATGGAGGAGACGACGAAGGCGGCGCCGGCCGCGACCACCGCGCCGATGATGCCGCCACCGACCGCGGCCGAGGCGATGCCGCCGGCGACCACGGCGATCAGGGGAACGGCAGCGGGCATATCAACCGATCCTCCAGGCGATGATGCCGGCAGTGAGCGGGGACCGCACCAGCCCGCGCGGCCCGACGAAGGCGGCGCGGCCGCCGTCCACGACGACGCCGAGCCGCGGCGGGTCGCCTGCCAGCACGACGTCGCCGGCGCGGGCGAAGGTTGGCGGGATGCGCGGGAAGCCCGCGCTGTCGGCGGTGGCCTCCAGCGAGGGAAGGCTGCGCCAGGCGGGTATCTGGCCCGTGCTGGCCCGCACTGCGGTCAGGGCGAACCGCCCGCAGTTCCAGCGATGGCGGTCAAACGGACGCGTCTCCGCCGCGGCCAGCAGGGCTGCCAGCCGCGCGGGCCAATCCGGCAGCCGGGCCATCAGCTGGCCGGCAGCCGGATCTCCGCCTCCTGCAGGGCGGGCACGAACTCGAAGAAGCGATCGCCCGGGTATTCTGCCTGCTGATCGGCATCGGTGTAGCGGCGCACTTCGGCGCGCTCGAGGTCCACGAGCCGGCTCTCGCAGGTGAGCGAGATGCGCGGCTCGGCGCCGTCCACCACCTCCATCGTGTCCATCAGCCCGGCCCACAAAGGAAACGGGGCGGCGACAAAGGCGCCCTCGGCATCGAGCAGCCCGCCCCAGAGACGGGCAGTGCGCAGCCGAAAGCTCCGCTCGGCGAGCGCGATGTCCACGACCGCCTGCGGCACCGGCGACAGCGCAAGGGTCAGGCGCACGGCGCGGATTTCCGTCGTTTCCTCGATCTCGCCGACGGCGCCGAGCGATCCCACCCCCTCGAACACCATCCCCGCCCAGTGCAGCTGCCCGAGCCCGGTCCAGGCGCGAAAGGCGCCGGAGGCGAAGTCGAGATCGACCAGGATGATCGGCGTGGCGACCGGCGCGGTGGCGGCAGCCGCCGCCTGGAGCGAGAGTCGCGGCGTCGCCGCAATGCCGTCCGTCATGGCAGCGCTTCCTCCAGGCGGACGGTGATGGCCGTAAAGCGCCCCGGCCGGGTCGGGTTGATGCCCTCATCGTCCGAGACGAGCCGCATCGCCACGGTGGGCTGGGTCAGCACCAGCGGTTCCGACACCGCGGTGGGTGCGCGCAGCGGCGGGCCGATCGGGATGGTCGCGATGCCGCTGCCGGAGGCGGTGACCGTCTCCGTCGCCATATAGAGCCGGCCGGCGAGGCCGATATGGTCGCCGGCGCCGACCGCGACCGCGTTCGGCCACCAGCCCTGGGTCTGGATGGTGAGTGCCCCGCGGGTGGCGCCCGCCGCCAGCGCCGGATTGCCCGAGCCCACCACCAGCCCGGTCCCGTCCGTGAAGATGGTGCTGTCGGAGAAGGAGTACGGCCCGGTCGGCACATCGCCTTGGCTGCGGGGATCACCGGTGCGGTATTCGCGGCGCCAGTCCCAGATGCGGACCGTGTTGGCGGAGCCCGCCAGCGCCGCCAGCAGCCCCTCCAGCACACCGGCGCGGATCCGATCCAGCGGATCGAAGGTAGCCTCGGCCATCCAGCGGGCGCCCTCCCGCCGCATCACCTGCGTGACGCGGGTGATGGGCGAGGCAAAGCGCAGCGTGTTGTGCTGCAGATAGAAGCTCAGCCGCGAGGGTCGCAGCGCGGCGGGCCAGGCGTATTCGGTCATGGCGCCCCCTAGCCGCGGACGGTCTTGTAGGCGGCCCCGCCGCGACGGATGGCATCGAGCGTCATGGCCGAGGCCTGCCGGGCGATCTGGCCTGACAGCATGCGCAGCCGGACCTCGACGCCGGCATCGGCACCGCGGGCATCGATGGTGATGTTGGTGGTGATGGCGGCGCCGGCCGGCGCCGTGCCGTTCGGCAGAACGGTGCCGCCGCGGTCCGGCACGAACCATTCGGGCCCGCGCTCGCCGACGATATAGGGCTGGCCCGCGACGACCGGACCACCCTCGGCGCGGAACAGCCCACCGAGCCAGGAGCCGATCCCATCCATCCAGCTGCTGGCGCCGAGGCTGTTCAGGCCGGTGGAGACGGCGTTCCCCAGCGGCTCGGTGATGGTCTTGCGGGCGATGACGCGGGCGATGTCCTGCAGCAGGCCCTGCATGACCTTGGAGAGCTTCTCGCCTTTGACGATGGCGTCCTCGAAGGCGCTGGAGAAAGTCAGGCCGAGCTCGCGGACGGTGTCGGAGGTGCGCGACGCGCTCTCCTCGACGCGGCGCTCGGCGCGCTCCAGCTCCTCCATCGCGGCGACCCCCTCGCGCTGGACGGTGTCCTCCGGCACCGGCCGGCCGGCGCGCTCGGATCGCTCCACCAAGCTGGAGAGAGCGGCAATGCGGCGCTGGTAGCGCTCATAGGCGGTCTCGTTGTTCTGGATGAGGCGCTCGCGCTCACGCAGCAGCTCGTTGAGCTCCCGCTCAGCCTCGCGCGCCTCCCGTGCGCCCTCATTGCTGGCACGGCGGACGGCGGCGACGCGCGGTTCCAGCCGCCGCAGCGCCTCGTCGCGCTCTTGGAGCGCCAGGGTCTCGAGGCGGGTCCGCTCGGCCGCGGTGACGCTACCGGCGGCCTCCGCCTCGCGCAGGCGGCGGACGCGCTCCTCGTATTCCCGGTTGATCCGGAAGCGGTCGTCGAGGTCGCGGGTGAGCTCCTGGACGTCCTGCGTCGCGCGGCGCCGGCGGGCCTCGGCCGCGGCGGCGGCCGCGGCCTCCTGCTCCGTCCGCTGACGCTCTCCGGCGGCCTGCTCACCGCGGGTGATCTCGGCCTGGAGCTCCGTGTATTGGCGCCGCAGTTCCTCTAGCCGGGCAGTGCGATCGACCCCGGCCTGCTGCTCGGCGGCCCCGACTAGGCCGGGGCGGATGCTGCCGCGGCGGGTCTGGGCGGTGAGGCTGGGCCGGCCGTCATTTTCGCTCTCCAGCCGAGCGATCTGGGCCGCCAGGGCCTCGGCCTGGCGGCGCATGCCGGCGACGCGGTCTTCCTCGCTGAGGAGGCCGGCACCCTGGCGGACACCGTCCACCGCCCGCGCGGCCGCGGAGAGCGCCCGGGCCAGCGCGTTGGACAGGCCGATGGCGCGGTCGAGCTGGCCGAGGAAGTTTTCCGTCGACGCCGTCAGCTGCCCGAAGGCGCGGCCGAGCGAGAGCGGCGCCTTGTCGAGCTCGGCGCCGAGGCGTTCGGTCGCGCGCAGCAGCGCCGGGAACACGCGCTCGGCGGTGAGCTTGCCCTCCGAGCCGAGTTTTCGGAGCTCGCCGATGGAGACACCGAGCTCGCGCGCCAGGCCCTCGGCCAGCAGCGGCATGGCCTCCAGGATAGAGCGCAGCTCGTCGCCCTGCAGGACGCCCGAGGCCAAGGCCTGGGCCAGCTGCAGGGTCGCGGAGGAGATCTCGCCGGTCGACGCCCCGGAGACGATGGCGACGCGCTGGAGGCCGGTGACGAGGCGGACCACCTGGTCAGAGGTGGCCCCGATCTCACGGGCAGCGATCGAGAAGCGCTGGAAGGCGTCAACGCTCTCCGACACCGCGACGCCGGTGGACAGCGCGTTGCGGTACAGCGCCTCGTAGACCGAACTCGCCCGTTCCACCGAGCCGGTGGCGTTCTGCAGTCGGGAGAGGCTTTGTGTCAGCGCATCGCCGGCCTGGACCAGCGCGCGAGCCGCGACCGCCACGCCAGCAAGCTGGATGCCGCGGGTGGCGACGTCCAGCAGGTCGAGCGAGCGGGAGGCGCGCTCGGCACCGCCCTTGATCTGGTCGAGGGAGCGCTGGCCGGTCTCGCCGACCTCGCGCAGCTCGGCCTTGACCCGGGCGGCATCGTCCAGCGAGAGGCGGACCGAGACGCGGCGGGTGGCGTCGGCCATGCGTCACGCCTCCTGCGTCAGTTGAGTGGTCAGGGTCCGGCGGGATCAGTGCGCCGCGCAGCGCTGCCAGCGGCGAGGCCTATGCGCATGGCCAGCAGCAGTTCCGCCGCGCCCCAGCCGGAGGCGCCCATCTCGCGGGCGGTGGAGAGCGCCGCCGGCATGTCGAGGTCGAGGCCCGCCATGGTTGCCGTGGCGCAGGTGGTGCCGGCGGCCCAGGCCGCGGCGCCCTCGACGCTGGCTGGGGCGTGGGCGGCGTAGGGGCAGGCGAGGCCGCAGTCGCGGTCGAGCGCCGCGCAGCCGCGGCAGTAGTCAGGACCCTGGCCGAAATGCCATTCGGCCCGAGCCCTTAGCCGTTTCCCTCCAGGGCCACGGCGGCGACCGGGCCGGTGGCCCGATCCCAGAAGGCGGCCGCCATCTCGTCCATGTCCATCAGCCGCTCGACGGCCTCGGGGGACAGCGGCAGAGGCTTGCCGGCGGCATCGCCGACGCCCTCCCAGGCGGTGACCGCGTGGCGGGCGAGCGCCTTGACGAGGAAGGCGAAGGACAGGCCGCGCGACATGTCAGGATCGAGATCGGGATCCGCAATGCGGATCGCAGCCAGCCGGCGCGCGGCGGCGGCCTGCGCCGCGGCCATGACCGCGGTCGTCACGGGGCGGATCTCCACGCGGACGCCGCGCGGCAGGTCGAGCCAGTACGGCTCGACCGGAAGGTCGAGTGTGAGCATCAGATTCAGGGTCCTTATGACGAATCCGCATCTGCCTGCTGGCGTAGAAGCGGCCAAAGTCCAGACGGTGACGGCAAAGAGCGAACGACCGACGCACGGGCGCCGTGAACGACTAAGCTGCCTTTGCCTCTCCGCAGACGAGTCCGGTCTTGGCCGGTAGCGGAACGGCTGCTTTGAGCGCTCACAGTCGAGAAGCGGGCCCAGGCTTGCCGCCAGGCACTGCCGGCTTTGACCGTAGGCAGACAGGCTCGTCACTGGATTGGCAGGAATCGAGGCCTGTGCTTTCTCCTGAGTAACCGAAGGAGAATGTCCTTGCCCTCGATGGTGGATCCCGCAGACGGGATGGTGAGTTTCCAACGAGCGCTGACCGAAGGGGATGTCAGGGTGCATCCCGGTGAGGTGGATCCCACGCTTGGGGTGTTCTTCGATAACCCCCAGGGCACCAGGCGCATGACCGTGGTCCGGATCAACAAGGAGGGGATCGTTGAGGCCTTCGCGGTCGTTACCCCGGTCGAGCCGTACCGTGGCCTGCCCGTCCACCAAGTCGGTTACGCCGTGCCGCCGCAGTTCCGGGGCAAGGGCTACGCAAAAGCCATCCTTGAGGCCACGATCGCCGAACTTAAGGAGGGCATGATCAGGGCCGGGAAGAAGTCCTTCTGGGTCGAGGCGATCGTGGATGCCACCAACCTGCCGTCCAAGGGTGTCGCCAAGGCGGTGCTGTCGAAACAGGGCAAGCCTACCAAGGACGACCGCTCCGGCACCCCGGCGATCCAATACCTACGAAAGATCGCCTAACTCGCGCGTTGCCGCCGGGCTGGATCCCCGGCGGCATGCAACCCACATCCTCAGCGACGTCCCGCCCGACCATCAGACCCTCCGCCAGCGGCTCCGCCGCGGCGGTGGCGCGACCTCGGCGATCTTCCCAATGCGGGTCCTATGGCAGCCTGTGGAGCAGCGTCGGCCGCCACACCGGTCGCCATGGCTCTGGCTTCCCGAAAGAGCCTAGCGGGTGTGTCCGGGAAGGCTTCGGAGGTGCGAGGCAAGCCAGCGGAGCCAGCTCCGCGGCTCGGCTTGGTGCTACGGTGACAGCGGCGTGCGAGCCGTTAAATTGCGTGGCCGTTCCAGTGGTTCAGGGCTCGATGACCAGCTGCCTGCTCGTGAAATCCTCCAAGCGGCTAGTGGCCGTGGCCGACGGCAGGCTGTCTCGGGACGATAACAGCCAAAGCTTCAACGAGACCCGCAAGCTCCGGGAGTTCGAAGTTTCCTACCAGATCCCGGTGTTTGACAGGGGGCGGTTCCACAGCTTCAGGAGGTACCGGAGCGAGCCATGGTACCTGGCATACGCGGGCACGCACACCGTGACCACCGAGATCATCGACCTGTTCCTGCAGCGGATCGGCAGCCTGTACCTAACCCGGCACGAGCAGGGACAGCACGCCATGCTGTCCCACTCCACCCTGACGTCAGGCGTGTTCACCGACGACTACAATTTCGACCAGGAGGAGCTCCTCAAAATCCACGGCCGTGATGTCTTGCAGGAGCTGGTGGACGCGTTTGAAATCCGGGGATCCGAGAACTCCGAGAATCGCCGTAGCCGTCCGGACTCCGAGTTCATTCTGTTCGGCAACGAGGAGGCGTCTGGGGATTATAAGGCCTTCGTCGTGTCGGCCGACGAGAACGGTTACAGCCCAGGCGCTCGTCTCCGGATCAAGGCGGACCCGGTTCTCGACGGGCAACTGGCGAGCATCGGGTCGGAAATCGTCAGGACTGAGGTCTATGCCGACGAGGCCCTGATGAGGGGGCTGGAAGGGTGGAAACAGGACGAGGACTACTACGCTGGATTGGATAGCGTGCTGGCGAAAAGAACAGGTGGGTCGCTCCTGCCATCGCCTCCCACGACGGCATGGAGCATCAACCAGGTCGGCAAGCGGTTTCTGCAGCTCCTCTGCACCACAGCCGATCCTAGCGTCGGCGGGAGGATGATCTTGGCCGATGGCGACTGGTCTAAAGAGATCCAGCTGAGAGCGTTCGATCCGCCGAGAAAATAAACCCGGAAACCCGATGGGGAGGCCGAGCTTTCCTCGTCAGCAACGAGACGGATGGATCAGCCGGCTACCAGCTAGGTCTTGGACAGGTTGGGCGCGAAGCGGACGTGGCATTCGCGAACTATGGACCGGTGGCATCCGTTCAACATCCCAATCGGACATCGTGGTGAGTAATCAGGCATACTCCGTCCCCGCCTGCTGGTTCTTCAGCACGGCCGTCATCATGCGCGTCGCAGTCGCGTTGAATGCGGCTCTGAACTCGAAGCTCGCCTCCACGCCCGCCGGCCCTTCGATCGGCGTCTTGGCGAGCGCCAGGTAGACCTCATGCAGCGTGAAGGTGAGGCTGCGGTTCGCGTCGATGGTGAAGGCAAAGGCGAACTCCGCCGCGGTGCCATTCTGCGCCTGCGTCAGCAGCGTGGTGTCCGCGAAGCGCGCGGTGATCTGGCCGGTGGCGCGCGCGATGCCGGGATCGGCGCCTTCGATCTTTCGGTCGGCGCGGATGGTCCGCACCGCCTCCACGCTGTTGCTGTAGTTCAGCCGCGCACCGGTGACCTGGGCCAGGGCGGAACCAGCACGGGTGATCGATCCCTGTGCCTTGTGGAAGGCGGTGTAGGCGGCGGCGACCGGCGTGCCGCCCGACGATGAGCCGGAGCGCGTCGAACCCTGCGCGATCAGCTTGATCGTCGCGGTCGCCGGGCCGGTCGGCGAGAAGTCGATTTCCAGCGCATCGGCACGGATGCCGGTGCAGACGTCGTAGCTCGGGACGTCCGGGTAACCGATCTCGATCGCCTGCGAGGGCAGCGTCGCCGCCCCCGAGCCAAAGGTATGCGTGTAGTTCGGATTGGTGCCGGTGGTGGTCGGCGCGCCCAGTAGCAGGCGCAGCCAGTGGCCGATGTTGATCAGGTCGACCGGGACGACGACATCGCCCTCGACGGTCACGGTGTCGAAGAACGGCGCGGCGGGATCGCGATTGCCGCCGAGGCCGATAACGTCGGCATCCAGCAGCGGCTGCTCGGCGCCGAGGTTGCAGGAGAGGAAGGGCACGCGCCGCCAGTTGCCGCCCGGCGCGGTGCCGTAGGTGACCTCGGGAATCATGAGCAGGCGCGAATTCGCGCCGATGGCACGGGGCATGGAGCGTCTCCGGGAGCGGGATCAGGCCAGCGGCGAGCCGGCGACGGTGAAGAACAGCGTGACGGGGATGGAGGCGGCGCGCGCCGCGGCGGCACCTTCCGCCTCGGCGTCGTCGAAGGACGGCGCACCGGGCTGGGCCCATTCCACCGTGCCGCCGAGGGTGCGGTCGCCGGCGATGGCGGCGGCGATATCGGTCAGCAGGGCATCGAGCAGCGCCGCCGTCGCGGCAACGACTTCGACATCCGCGCGGTGCTCGATGGCCCAGGCGAGCGGCGAGAGGATCGCAGTCTCCTCCACCGTCTCGCCGTCGCGCACCACGACCAGCCCGCCAGTGGGCAGGCGCTGTGGCACGGTCTCGTTGCGAAGGACCTTCGGGGCCGAGCTGCGCGCGGCCAGGGCGGCGCCCAGGCGCGCGAACAGGGCAGCCAGAGCGGTTTCACGGACACTCATCCTGCCCGCGCCGCCTCGGCTTCCCAGGCCGCCACAAAGCGCCTCGGCAGGCGCCGCAGGGCGCGCAGCGACGCGCCCTGCACATCAAGCCGCTTGGCGAGCTTCACCTGGGGCAGCAGGAGAAACATCGGCACCATTCCCTTTTCGAGCAGCCCGCGCGCCCAGGCCTCGCGGCCCTTGCGGTGGGCGGTGCCGACCTCCGCCACGCCGCCGGCGATCAGCCGGGTGCGGCGCCGCCGCCCGGTCTGCGCGCCCTGGCGCAGCGGCAGGCACCAGACAAAGCCCCGCCCTGACTTGAAGGGCCGCAGAAAGCCCTGACCCGAGGCGACCATCTGGGCCGGCGTGACGCGCAGCCCCTTGTCACCGCGGCCCCGCCAGCCGCGGGCGGCATTGAAGCCGGTGGCGATCGCCAGGAACCGCCCGCCGCCCTTCGGCCGGATCAGCGCGCCGCGCTCGAAGGCGTCGATCACCAGGGGCGTCTTGCTCCACACGAGCCCGGCGGCGCGCATCGACACGCCGGTCCGCGGATAGACCTGGGAGCGCCAGGCGCTGGCGATGCCGCGCGCCTTGCCGCCCAGCGAGCCGGTGACCTGCTGGCGCAGCTCCTGCTTCAGCGCGTCGGTCTCGTCGCGCACGGCGCGCGAGGCGGCGCGCTCGCCGGTGCGGACCTCCTCGGCCAGTGCCCTGCGTAGATCACCGACGATGGCGGTGAGCTTCACGCCCTGTCGCTCGGCGGCAGGCCGGTGCGGTGGCGGATGATGGCGACGGCCAGGTCGTGCAGCGCTGCCTGGCCGAGATAGCCGAACACGAAGGCAAACAGGAACCGGCCGTATTCGTTGAACTCGAGGAAGCCCCCGAGCGCATAGCCGGCGCTGCCGACCAGCGCGGCGGAGGGGACCTCCCAGGCCAGGCACCAGCCGAAGCGCCGACGCTCCGGGTTGTTCCAGCGCACGAAGCCGCCGGCGAGGCCGGCCGCCGCGCCCAGCAATAGGTCGCGCAGGATCTCCAGCAGGGTCAGGGCATTCTGCGGCATGTGGGAGGCTCCTATCGCTGGCAGAGGACGCGCCAGGCGGTGCCGAACGCATCGCGCTCGGCATGGGTGACGGTGAGTAGGTCGGAGCCGAGGGCGAAGCTGTCGCCGGCGGCGAGGTCGGGCAGCGTGGCGATGGCGACGGAGAGGATGTCGGTGGCCGAGAGGATCTCGGTGCCGAAGGCATTGGCCACGCGGTCCGGCGAGGAGCGCAGGACGCGCAACGCGACCGGCGGACCGTCCCCGCCCTGCCGATACGCGGCCTCGGAGCCGAGATTGGGGTCCGCGACGAGCACGGCCATGGCGTCATCGAAGGCGTTCATCGCTCGCCGCCGTCGACCGGATTCAGCCGCCGCACCGCGGCCAGGCGTCCAGCGCAGTCGGCATGGGCGGCGTCATAGCCCAGCAGCAATTCGGCCACCTGTCCCTGCGTCAATTGGTCGGTCGTGGGCAGCGCCGGCGCCTCCGCGCAGACCAGAAGCGCGTCAGGGAGGCGGAGCGGCAGCAGCCGGATCTCCGGCGGCGCGGCTGGCGCGCAGGCGCTCGACAGCATCGCGCAGCACAGGGGCAGCGCCGGCAGCATGGCTCGGATCACGGCGGATGGCCTCCATGTTGGCGCCGAGGCGTGCCGCCTGGATACGGGCGCGCTCGGCCTCGCTGGTCAGCGCCTCGATGTGCCTTGCGTGCTCGGCGGTGGCGCGAGCCAGGGCGGCGGCGTTGGCCTCGGCGCTGCGGCTGGCAGTCGCTGCATCGAGCCGGGCGGCATCACGCTGGGTGCGGAAGTGCAATGCGGCCGTGGCGGCGAGCAGGATCGTGCCGCCCAGCGCGAACGGCAGGGCATGCCGGGAGAGCAGCCCGAGGATGGCGGCCGCCATCAGGGATAGGCCTTGCGAGCGAGTTCGAAATGCGGCCCGTCCCGGAAGGAGGCCCAGTCGCCGCCCCAGACGAGCGGCACGCCGAGGTCCTTCGCCGCGGCCTTCATCGCGGCGCCGATCTGCTCGTACAGTGGCCAGTCCCAGCGGATCTCGCCCTGCTCTACGGCGCCATCGCCGTCATCCAGCCAATAGGCGAGATCGACGGCATGGCCGGTGAGGTGCCGGCTGTTCATGGTGCGCGAGGCACCGCTGGCGACCAGCCGCGCCTGGCGGTCGCGCGTGCGCAGCCCCTCGGTGACGAAGAAGGGCACCGCCCGGCGGGCCCGCTCGACGACGCGCACCAGATCGCGGTGCACGCCCTCGAGGCGCGCGCGGTCGCGCGGCAGGAGGGTGCTCATCACGCCCCCGAGGCCGGCACGCGGTTGAGCCAGACACGCGCGGTGGTGTCGGCGGCGAGCGCGGCCTGCGTTGCGATGCCGATGGAGAAATTGCCGGTGGCGGTGGTGGTGACGCGGCGGTTGGTGTTGTCCCAGAAGACCCGCGCGCCGGCTGTGATGGCGAGCGAGGGCTCCTTGGTGAGGTCGAAGACGCCCTGGGTGGCGGCTTCGATGACGGCGTTCTGCGCGCCGTCGATGGCTGCAACGCCGAAGAGCGCGCCGACCAGGAGGCCCTGGCCCGAGGTGACGCCGCCCGAATAGGGCACGGCAACGGCCAGGCTGTCGCCCGGCTGGATGAAGTTCCGCATGGAAGATCTCCCGAAACGCGAAGGGCGGCCCGAAGGCCGCCCCGCGCGTCATGCTGTGGTGGTGGAGGGGATCAGGTCCCCGGGTTGAACCAGGCGCCGCGCCAATCGATGGCGCCGACACCGAAGTCGAAGATCACGCTGACCTCGACGCCATCGACGCCCGACACTGGCCCGGTGGTGACTTGCGGCCCCTCCGCCCCGTTCAGGTAGCCATAGACATAGACCGGTGCGCTGAGCGGATCCGAGAACAGGTACCATCGATTGTTCTGGATCAGCGGCTCGACCAGCGGCTGCACGAAGCCGGCATAGATATTGGCGTTGCTGGTCTGCGTCGCGGCGACGCTGACGGTCAGCTGCCGGGCGGCAAGCTCCTGGTTTGGACCCACCACGAGGCGCATCGAGGATCCCACCGCGATTGGGAGGCCGTCGAGGGTCTTCTGCTTCATGATGGCGGCACGGCCGGCGGCGAGCCCCGTCAGATCCAGCGCCGAGCCGGCGGAGGCCTTGTTGGCGCGGGCAGCGGCGGTGCCGAACACCGCGGCACTGCCAGTGGTGAGCGTCGGGCCGTCGCCATTGGCCAGGTTCAGCAAGCCATAGGCCGTCGCATTCTCAAAGTCGGCGACGCGACGGCCGATCGCCGCGGCGAAGTCAGTGAAGGCACCGAGATCGTCATTGACCAGCATCGGCCGGGTGACGCGGATCCGGCGGGCGAAGGTCTGGAGCAGGACGATCTCCTGGCTCTCGGACATCGTGCCGGCCTGGATCTCGCCGTTCTCCAGCAGCGGCAGCAGCGTCGGGAAGTCGCCGATGCGGAGATGCCGGTGCGGCTTGAAGTCGCGAAAATCGCGCCGGAGGAAGATCTGCCGGTAGGTCGGCTGCGCCGGCTGGTAGGCGGCCAGCAGCATCTTGTTGGCCGCAGCCGAAAGCAGCAGGGGGAAATCCGACGTGGTGTGGAAGGCGCGTTCGGCGAGCAGCGTCGGATTGCGCGGCACGCTGCGCTCGCCGCGGGCGCGCAGCAGCTCGCCCACCATGTCGGAGGGACGCCAGCCCATGAACTCGGCGTGGCGGCCGGATCGACCATTCTCCCCTTGGGGCGGCTGGTAGCCGGGCATGGAGCGCGCGGCGAGCGCCTCGGCCATGGCATCGATCAGCATGGCGGGGTCGTCGTGGCCGGGGCCGGTTTCCGGCCGCGCGGGCACCGAGGGGCGCGGGCTGCCCGCCACCAGCGCATCGAACAGGGCGCGCCGAACCTGATCGGCGCTCCAGCCGCGCTCCACCGCCTCGCTGCGGATCGGCGTGATGCGCTCGGCCGGCAGCAGGGCGCGGGCGGCCTCGATGGCGGCGTCGATGCCGGCGATGCGCTCGCGCTCGGCGCGCTGGGCTTCGGCGCGGACCGCGTCGAGATCGGGCGCCGCGGCGCGGGTCGGCTCGGGCGCCGGGGCGCTGGGCGTGGTGGGCACGGTGGTCTCCTGGGGCTGGACGGCAGGCGGCGCAGACGGCGCCGGTGTGGCCGGGGTTTCCGGCGTCGTCTCGGGCATGGTGGGTTCCTCGTCAGGCAGGGCAGGTTCGATGGCGATGGCAGGCGCGCCCTGGGGCGCCTCGCCCCGCACGGCGGCGTCCCGATCCACGGGGATCGGCACGACGGAGATCTCGAAGGGCTCCCAATCCACGGCGCGGTGGACGGTCTCGCCACTGGCCGTATCCGGCCGTGGCTCGTAGCGGTGCACCCGATAGCCGACGCTGACCGCCCGCAGCGTGCCGTCTGCGATGCGCTGCCAGACCGGCTCGACATCGGCAGCGGTGGAGAATTGCAGGGTGGCGTAGCCGCGGCCGCGCTCCAGGCGGGCGTCGGTGACCCGGCCCAGCACGTCCCGCGCGCCGCCACGACGATGGGTGTCCAGCACCGGCGCGTTGCCGGATCGGAGTGCCGCCATCCGCACCGCGTTCGGCGACATCTCCAGTTCCTCGGTGATCAGGCCGAGGGCGGGGACGAAATTGCGGGCGCGGGCGCCGGTACTCCACACCACCTCGACGGTGCGGGCAGCCCGGTCGACGGTGGCGGGGGCGGCGAGCGCGCGCTGCGCCACCATGGGCACAGCAGGAATGGCCGGCGCGGGGTCGGCCCCGCTCGGTTCGGTCGTCTCGGTCATGCTGGATCCTGTGACGGCGCCGCTACGGCGCGGCGTAGCCCTGGGCGTTGAGGTAGATCTGCGCGCCGGTGGTGATGCAGGCGACGTTCACGGCCGTCGCCGCCGTGCCCTTGAGCGGGGTCGGAAAGGTGATCTCCACCGGTGCTGGCATCGCCGCCGGCAGCAGCTGCCGCCAGATCACCGTGGCGCCGTCCTTGATCACCACCTCGGTCGCGACCAAGGCATGCGCATTCCGCACGTCGATGGAGGTGACGTAGTTCCGCACGCCAGCGGCCGCCGCGGCTTTGATGGGCACGTCCGTCGTATTGATGATCCCGCCCGAGGCCGCGGCGTATTGCCAATCGGCCTCCGGGATCGAGAAGGGCTTGTTGACCAGCGCGCCGATCAGGGTGGCCATCAGATCGACGCCGCGGCCGGTGGTGACCGAGGTGGGGTTGGCCGAGAGGCCGGTCGCCGCCAGCACCGGCACGGCGCCGGAGGTATTGCGGGCCTGGCCGCCGACCGCGGTGACGCTGGGCGCCACCGTGCTCAGCACGTTGACCCCGAGCCCCTGGCCGGCGACCGACTGGCCGCGGCCCGCCGTGATCTCGGTGGTCAGCTCCGCATAGTCGGCGATGGTGACGAACTGCACCTTGACGTCGGTGCTGGAGGCCGGCGCCAGGTTCCGGCTGACCGAGGCCCAGCCGGTGTTGACGTAAGCCCCAGCAAAGGCGGAACCCACCAGGTCGAAGCTGTTCGCATCGATTACCGTGATGGTGTAGCTGCCATTGGCGCCCGGCACGCCCGCCACATCGGCCAGCGTCACCACGTCGTTGGTGGCAAAGCCGTGGGATGCCCGGGTGATGCGGACCAGGCCGGAGCCGTTGTTGGCGACCGCCGAGATGCCGTTCAGGAACTGGCGGTTGCGCACCCGGATCCGCAGGCGATAGGCGGCGGTGGGATCCGGGATCTGCTGGTGGCGCACATAGGAGTTGGATCGCGCCGCCGTGTTGTCGATCAGCCGTCCGTGGAACCAGCATTCGTCATTGGTCGGCTCGATTTCCAGCACCGACCAGCCGGTCGAGGCGGTGGTGGGGATGGTCGAGCCGGAGGCGCTGACCAGCCTTGGCGCCCCCTCGCTGGCGACCTCGTAGTTGGCCAGGGTGGCGCTGGTGCCGTCGAGCCGCCAGGCGGCGATGCCGCGGCCATCCGGCTCATTGGTGGCCGGATCGACGCTGACGAGCTCGAGCCAGACGGATTGGCCGGCAACGCGCTGGCTCATGTTCAGCGCCACCATCACCCGCAGCGGCACGGTGAAACTCGCCCGCGTGGCGATGGTGATCTCGTCGTCGAGCACGGTGCCGGTGGAGACGGTCAGCGTGCCGTCGGCGACGGTGAACGCCATGCCGCCGGTGGCCAACACTTCCCAGCGCGCCGCATTGAGTGCGGTGCCGTTGAAGCTGTCCCGGAACTTCTTCTGCATGCTCTTGATCTTGAGCATGTCGTCCGTCCAGTCGTAGGCGCCGGCGGTCATGGTTCTGCTCCTGTGGCCGGGGCCGGTGCGGATCGTGGTGGCGCGGCAGCGCCCGTTGCGGCGATCTCGATGGCAGCGAGCTGCGCGGCATCCTGGGCGGCGCCGGATTTCGCGACGCGGCGCGGATCGGTGTCGAGCGAGATGCCGGCCTCGTCGAGCAGGGCATTGGCCTCGCGGATCATCTCGACGGCCTGGCGGAAGTCGTAGCCGAAGGCGCCGGCCGCCTCGGGCTGCGGCACGAAGCCGGCCCGCACCTGGGCGATCAGGGCGGTGGTGTCCTTGAGCGGGTCGATCATCTCATGCGCGGGCGGGACGTGGCTGACGCCATCCGGCATCTCGGCGCCCCACAGGCCGAGCAGCGCCCCCTGGGCGTGGAAGCGATCCGCAATGGGCCGCACCAGCATCGGGATCAGCATGCCGTACTGCACCTGCTCGCAGAGCCGGCGGAACTCGATTTTTCCCGCACGCAGGGACGAGTAGTTCGCCTGGGTGAGGTCCCCGGAAACCTGGTCGTAGGTGAGCCCGGCGCCGACCGCGGCGGCTTCCAGGGCCCGGCGTGCGAAGGCGGCGTGGCTGCCGCCGCCGGAGGGATTCACCACCTCCACCGAGCCCATGCCGCGGCGATAGAGAATCATCCCCGGCTCGAAGCTCTCGACGGCGCGGCCCTGGGCGTCACGGAGCAGGCCGGACGCGGCACCGGTCAACGCCTCGTCGCCTTCCTCGGTGACCACCGCCGCCAGGCAGGCCTCGATCTTGGCTTTCATCAGCAGGGCGGCCTCGTAGTCGCCGAGATCACGCAGGCGGAGCAGCACCGGGGCGAGCCAGGAGACGTCGCGCAGCTGGCCGGGGCGGCGCTTGCGGTAGACGTGCAGGACATCGCTGGCCGGGATGCGGTTGCTGGCCTGCCCGCCGCCGGGCAGCAGCCATGCCGCGCCGGGATGCACGCGATGCAGCCAGTAACCGATGGGCGCACCGGCCTCGCCGAGCGCGATGCCCTGGATGGTCGGCGCCCCCTCCACCATGCCGTTGCGGGCCGTGTCGAGATGGTCCGCCTCGAGGATCTGCAACCGCAAGCCAATAGGGTTCGGCGGCGACGGTGCCACGATCAGGAAGCGGACGAAGCACTCCCCGCTCTCCACCACCGCCCGCATGGCTTGCGCCTGCAGGCCATAGAGATCGAGCCGCCCCTCGGCGTCGCAGGCGGTGCTTTCGGCCCAGCGCCGCCAAGCATCGGCGTGGCGCTGGGCCGGCCAGCGGGTGGTGATGCCGGCGCCCACCGCATTGCCGGTCCAGAGATCGACGATGCGGCTGGCATAGGGATCGTTGCGCACGGCATCGCGGGCACGCCGCGCGACCGTCGCCGCAGCCATGCCAACCTCCGCATTGGCGCTGCCGCCGGAGGGAGCCCAGGCCGACGCACGCGGGTCCTGCGCGGCCGCGTAGCCGCGTACCGCTCGCCAGGCGGTCCGGAGACGGTCGAACATCCCGGGATCTCCACTGGAAGCCGGCCGGAAGAGGCCTTAAGTAAGACCTGCGAAGACGGCGGTATTACAGGAGTGCCCCATGGCCACGACGGTCACAACCAAGGGTCAGGTCACCATCCCCAAGGAGGTCCGCGACCTGCTGGGTATCAAGCCGGGCAGTGCCGTCACCTTCGAGGTGGCCGAGGACGGCCGCGTGGTGCTCAACAAGGCTGGACGGCGCGGCCCACCGGCACGGCCCCCGAGCCGCTTTGCCAAGCTGCGCGGCACTGCCACCGCCGGCATGACGACTGAAAAGATCATGGCACTGACCCGCGGCGAGGAATGAGGTGACTCTCGTCGACACCAACATCCTGCTCGACCTGGTCACCAACAACACGACCTGGGCTGACTGGTCACAGCGACAATTGGAAGCTGCCGCCGTGCGTGGGCCGGTGGTGATCAACGACGTGGTCTATGCCGAGCTCTCCGTGGGCTTCCTCCGCATGGAGGAGGTCAATGACCTCCTCGCGGCGGCTCAGGTGGAAGCCGCACCGATTCCTCGCGAGGCGTTGTTCCTGGCTGGCAAGGTGTTCCAACGCTATCGGGCCGGCGGCGGAACGCGCACGGGCGTGCTGCCGGATTTCTTCATTGGCGCGCATGCGGCGGTGGCGCAGCTGCCGTTGCTGACTCGCGATGTGCGCCGCTACCGCACGTATTTTCCGACCGTACAGCTGATCGCGCCCATCGACTGAACTTCGCACTTACCATCACAGAGCGCCGTCTCGCCTAAAGCGTGCCAAGGTGACGCAGGGACGGCGCGTCGCCGCGACCTCCGCGCCGCGCAGCACGGCGAGCGCCCGGCCGAGCTCATCGAGGCTGCGGTACTCCACCGTGCGCCCGTCGAAAGTCACGCGCGTGGTGCCGCCGGTGTAGGCTGCGGCGAGCGCGGCGGCCTGGCTGCCAGCCGGCTGCGCCAGCGCCCAGGCGAGGACGGTGGGATCCATGTTCGTCCTCCCCTCAGCGCAGCCAGTTGCTTCGCGGCGCAAGCCAGCCGCGCGGGCGATGGGTGTCGGGGGCGGCCTGTGGAGATAGCGGAGCAACATCCCCTGCGGCGGAAACGTCGGCTGCCGGCAGCGACAGCGCATCCGCAATCCGCGCCCAGCGTCCGTCGCCCCAGCCGTCCATCCCCAGCGCCGCCGCCGCGGCGCGCGCATAGACGCGGCAATCCAGAGCCTCGTTGCGTTCGCGCGTCTTCACCCATTCGAGCCGGCGAAAGCCGTTGCGGCCGGCACGCGCGACCAGCTGCTCGGCCGTGATCTGGCGGCAGAACTCCTCGCCGGCCGCATGCACCGGCAGGTGCACGAACCCCGGCGGGAAGGGATCACCGCTCTCCTCCGTTGGCCGGTCGAGCTTGAGCCAGCCATAGGTCTCGGCCTTCAGGAAGGACGAGCCCACCGGCCAGACCTTCAGCCCGCCGAGTTTTCGGCCGTTCCGCCGCACCTCCGTCGCCGCCGGCTGGCCGATCGCGGCGCGCAGCCCATCCTGGCCCTTCACGGCGATCGCGCGGCCGGCCCCGGCCCGCCGCACGAAGGCATAGACCTCCGCGGTGGTCATGCCGTCGCCACTGTCGATCGCCGCCATGGCGATCGGCAGGCGGTGACCACTGGCATGCCGCCAAGTCTCGCCCAGCAACTGCCGCAACTCCTCCCACACCGCCGCCTCGAACGGGTTTCCCGCCAGCACGCGGTGCTCGATCAGCCAGGACTGCCGGTCCTGGCCCCAGGCCCAGAGGCTGGCCTCAAGGCGATCGCGCTGCACGTCGACGCCGGCGGTCAGCAGCAGCCCGCCCATCGGCACGGTGCCTGCGGGCCAGTGCTCGCGGCGATCGTAGAGCCGCTGCCAGTCCGGCGCCTCGCCGGCCTCCTGCCAGGTCTCGCCCAGCACGGTGTTGCGGAAGGTTTTGATCGCCCGGTCGTCGCCCTGCGCCGCCAGCCAGAGGCGGGCGATCTCCGACCAGGGCATCCAGCCCGGCGGCGAATAGAGCGCCGAGATGTGGAAGCCGATGGCGTGCGGGTCGGCCGGCGTGGCGGTGGCCCGCCACTCTCCGGTGGCCAGCATCGCCGCCTTGTGCTGCTCGCCGATCGCCTGGTCGCAATCCTCGCAGAGATACCGTGCCGTGTCGGGCTGGCCCTCGTCCCAGACCAGCCGCTCGAAGCGCAAGTGCTGGCCGTGCCCGCAATGCGGACAGGGCACAAAGTAGCGCCGCTGGTCGCTGGCCAGATACTCCCGCTCGATCCGCGACAGGCCGGCGATGGTGGGCGTCGAGACCAGCAGCATTTTTCGGCGCCAGCCGAAGGTCCGTGCCCGGGCCTCGGCCAGCGCGATCGGATCGCCCTCGCCCTCGACGTCGCCGGGATAGGCGTCGATCTCGTCGAGGAACAGGAACCGGGCCGACATGGAGCGAAGGCCGACCGCGCTGTTGGCACCGGTCATCACCAGCTGGCCGCCAGGGAACTCCTTGCTGAGCTGGCGATTGCCGCTGTCCCGCGACCGCGCTGGTGCGACCCGTTCCCGGATCGAAGGTGTCTCTTCTATCAGCGGGTCAATGCGCTGGTCGGAGAAGCGCTTGGCGAGTTCGGTGGTCGGCTGAACCGCGAGCATCGGCCCCGGCACGTGGTGGATCACGTAGCCAATCCAGTTGTTGCCGCACTCGGTGCCGCCGACCTGCGCTCCCTTCATGAAGACGACGCGACGCGCCGGATGGGCCGGCGACAGCGCATCCATGATCTCGCGCAGATAGGGCGTGCGGGCCGTGCGCCAGGGCCCGGGTTCGGCGGAGCCGCGGCTGCCAAGCATACGGTGCCGGTCCGCCCATTCCGAGACCAGCAGCGAGGGCTCCGGCGCCATGCCGTCGCGCCAGGCTTGCAGGATCTCGGCGTCGCCATCGAAGCGGCCGAGTTCCTCCAGGAGATGCTCGCCCGCCTCAGCCGACACTCACCCGGACATCGTGCCGCGCGGCCAGGTGCTGGCGGAGCCGCGTGTCCATCATCGTCTGCAGCCGATGCACATCGACGCCGAGCTCGGCCGCCATCTCGGCAGCCACACGGGCCGGCCAGGCGAGGATGGCGTCACGTTCCTCCTTGGAGAGGCGGTGCACGAGCAGCAGCGCGCGGCCCTTGTCGACCAGCTTGCCCTTTCGTTCGTCGAGCCGCAGCCGGCGCTCCTGCGCCTTCAGAACCTCGTTCGCGGTGCGCGCATCGTGGAAGGTGCTCTGGGCCGCACGCGGCAGCGGATCGGCAGCCGGCGGCATCGTGGAGACAGACGGCGGCGCAGTAGGGCGCGGTGCGGCCGGTGGAGCCGGCGCCAGCGTGGCCGTCTTCCGGACGGGATCGCTGCTCTCGGCGAGACCGGCACGGACCTTCTCGACGTCCCAGGCGCCGTCGGCCTCTGGCGCGATGCGCCCGGCCCGCTGCGCCTTCTGCAGCGCCGTGTGGGAGATGCCGAGGCGACGCGCCACCTCGCGCTGCGAGGCCACGCGGCCCGGCTGCGCGGTGGCGATCATGATGTGATCGAGATCCCTCGAAGATAGCAATCGCCGTCGCGCCGATGGCGCTTGGCTCAGCCCCCGCCGCAGCGCGAATGGTCCGTCACGCGCGAAGCATCGCGCAGCAGACGGAGAGCACGATGACCGACCGCGAAGCCCGCGCCGCCCGCAATCAGGAGAAGAGCCTGGCCGCCTTCCTCGCGAAGAAGGCCGAGTTCGACGCCCTCCTCGCGGAGCTCCTGCAGGCCAGCGCGGACCATTTCGGCGCGGACCCTGAGACGGTGCTCTGGGGCGAGGCAGCTTGGCTTTCTGATGCCACCGCGAAGCTGAAGGACATCGCGGATCAGCATTTTCACCGCGGCGAATACGCCTGCTGAAGCGGCTGGGTCCCGCACCGCCCCGACCGGCGAGCCGGCGGGGCTCCCGGCAGTAGGGGCCGATGGTCGGCGCCCGGAACCGGAGACCACCATAATGTCCAAGCTTTCCGACAGCCAGCGCGTCGTCCTCAGCGCCGCCGCACAGCACGAGATGGGCTTCGCCCGCGCGCCAAAGACCCTGCCGGCCGCGGCCCGCAACGCGGTGTTCCGCAGCCTGATCAAGAGCAACCTGCTCACCGAGATCAACGCCCCGCGAGAGCATGTCGGGCTCGGCTGGCGCCAGGATGAGGACGGGACCTGGATCGTGGCGCGCATCACCGACGAAGGGCTCCGCGCCATCGGCATCGACCCGAATGAGGGCGACGCGCCCGCCGACACGGCGCCGAAGGGCGAGGACGCCGCCGCCGAGGGGGATGCCCCCGCGGAAGAAACCGAACCCGTCCAGGGCGCACCCACATCCGCCCCGCGCGCGAGCCTGCGCGACGCCGCCGCGGCGGTGCTGGCCGCCTGGGACGCCAGCCCGGCGCAGGACGCCACCGACAACCCGATCAGCCGCGCGATCGAGATGCTGCGCAGCAGCCTCGCCGGCAAGCCGCCCCGCGCGCCGCGCGAGCCCGGCGCCCCGCGCAAGCCGCGTGAGGGCACGAAGCAGGAGACCGTGCTGGCGATGCTCCGCCGGGAGGCGGGCGCGACCATCGCGCAGATCTGCGAGGCGACCGGCTGGCAGAGTCACACGGTCCGCGGGTTATTCGCGGGCCTCAAGAAGCGCCAGGGGATCGAGGTGAAGGTGCTGGAGCGGGTGCGCCAGGTCGGGCCGAACAAGGAGGGCGCGAAGGGCTCCTTCACCATCTACCACCTGCCGGCCTGACGCGCGCCAGCCACGCGGATCACGCCGCCGCCCGCACCCCGCGGGTGGCGGCGACGTCGTTGAAGACCCGCTCCTCCCCGGCGAGCACTGCCGCACGGCCGGTGAAGGCCTGCCAGCGTCTCACGGCGACATCGACATAGCGGGGATCAAGCTCCATCGCGCAGCAGATGCGCCCCGTCGTCTCCGCGGCGATGATGGTGCTGCCGCTGCCGGAGAACGGCTCGTAGACCGCATCGCCCAGCGCGCTGTTGTTCACGATCGGCCGCCGCATGCACTCGACCGGCTTTTGCGTGCCGTGCACCGTCGCGGCATCCTCGTCGCCACCGGTGCTGATCGGCCAGAGCGTCGCCTGGTCCCGCGCGCCCTGCCAGTGTCCGGTCGCGCCCTTGCGGACGGCATAGAGGCAGGGCTCGTGCTGCCAATGGTAGTCGCCGCGCCCGAGCACAAAGCGCGACTTCGCCCAGACGATCTGACTGCGCACGACGAAGCCGGCGACCTCGAGACTTTCGATGACGGTGCGCGCATGCACGCCGGCATGCCAGACATAGGCGACGTCGCCGGGGAACAGCGCCCAGGCCTCGCGCCAGTCGGCGCGGTCGTCGTTCGCCACCTTGCCGGTGCGCATCGTCGCCGAGACGCCAGCGTCATTCCGCCATTCCGGGTCGTAGTTCACGCCATAGGGTGGGTCGGTGATCATCAAATGCGGCCGCGCCCCATCGAGCAACCGCGCGACATCGGTGGTGGAGGTGCTGTCACCGCAAAGCAGACGATGCGGGCCCAACAGCCAGAGGTCGCCGGGCCGAGCGACAGGAACTTCCGGCGGCTCCGGCGCCGGAGCGTCGGGATCCCCGCCGGACGCGGCTGGCGCATCTGACGACGCCTCGCCCAGCAGGCGATCGAGCGTCGCGCCGTCGAAGCCGATCAGCCCGAGGTCGAATTCGTCGGTGCGCAGCGCGCGCAGCTCGGCGGCGAGCAGGCTCTCGTCCCAGGTGGAGGTCAACGCCAGCTGGTTGTCGGCCAGCCGAAAGGCCCGCGCCTGTGCCTCGGTCAGGTGTCCGAGCCGGATCGCCGGCACCTCCTCGAGGCCGAGCGCCTTCGCGGCGAGCACGCGGCCGTGACCGGCGATCAGCACGCCGGTGTCGTCCACCAGCACCGGAACGTTGAAGCCGAACTCGCCGATCGAAGCGGCCAGCTGCGCCACCTGCTCGGTGGGATGGAGGCGGGCGTTGGTGGCATAGGGCGCGAGCGATGCCACCGGCATCATCTCGACGCGGAGGTCAGGCAGCATCGGAGAGACCCTTACGGCCCTGATCGGGCGTTGCCTGAAGGCTCGCGCGCGACGCGGCCACGGCGTCGTAGTCGCGGCCGTCCTCGGCGAGCGTCACTGGCTGGTCGGGATGCAGCATCCGAAAGCGCGCGATCGCCAGGTCGACATAGGCCGGCGCAAGCTCGATGGCGCGGACGCGCCGTGCGGTCCGCTGGCCGGCGAGGATCGTCGTGCCGGAGCCGCCGAACGGCTCGAACACGGTGTCGCCCTCATCCGTGTAGGCCCGCATCAGGAACTCGGGCAGCGCGACGGGAAATACCGCCGGGTGCTCGGTCTCGATCCCTCGGCCCTTGTGACGGGTGATGCGCAGCACGCTGTCGGGGATGCGCATTTCCTGCACGGGGAGGTCGACATGGGTATAGGCCTTCACCTCGCCGTCGGCGGCGCGGAGCCCACTGCCCTTGTTCGGGGTGCCGGCCCATTTGCACGGCACGATCTTGTTCGCCTGCCGCGCCTGGCGATTGAAATGGAAGATGAGCTCGAAGGCGGGCGCGAGGCGACCGTTCCAGTCGCCGGGAAGGCCGGGCCCCTGGTCCCAAGTGTAAAGACCAAAGCGCCGCCAGCCGCGGCCGCGCATCCATTCGAGCCAGCCTGCCCAATACGGGATCCATTCGCCCTCGCGGTGGATCAGCCCGAGGTTCACCAGCACCTGGCCATCCGGCCGCAGGGCAGCGTCGAGATGGGCGAACACGCCCTGCATCAGCGCATCCCAATCCGTACCGCCGCCGGTCGTGTAGTCGCGCTGGTTGCCATAGGGCGGCGAGGTGAACAGCAGGGCGGCGCGGTCCTCGCCCATCACGCGAGCGACCGAGGCCGCGTCGGTGCTGTCGCCGCACAGCAGACGATGTTCGCCGAGCAGCCAGAGATCGCCAGGGCGGGTCACGGCTTGGCGCGGTGGCTCCGGCTCCGCATCCGCTGGGTCCTCGGACGGTTCCGCGTCATCCGCGTCTGGCTGGTTGCCAGCGGTCGGTTCGGTTCCGCTGGCAACCGCTGGCGTCGTCAGGTTGCCGGCTTCGGTTTCCAGCCCGGCGAGCAGCCGCTCGATCTCTCCGCCGTCAAAGCCGGTCAGTGCCAGGTCGACGCCGCCCATCTCCTGGAGCTTCGCGACCTCGGCCGCGAGCAGCGCTTCGTCCCAACCGGCATTCAGCGCGATGCGATTGTCAGCGAGGCGATAGGCGGCCTTCTGCGCGTCGGTCAGGCCGGCGCGGACGATGGTCGGCACGGTGTCGAGGCCGAGGGACTTCGCGGCCAGCAGACGGCCATGGCCGGCGATGAGCTCGCCGCGTTCGTCGATCAGCACCGGCGCGACGAAGCCGAACTCGAGGATGCTGGCCGCGATCTGCGCCACCTGGTCGGCGGAATGCGTGCGCGCATTGCCGGCATAGGGCAGCAGCGCGGTGACCGCGCGCGCCTCGACGGCGCTCGCAGACCATGGGGCCTGGGGCATCTGCACCTGCGTGACGTTGGAATGGTGGCCGGCGCGGCTGGCAACGGCGGGACGCTGGCAACCTGGAAAAATGGCCTGGTGCTAGGAACCTTGCGCGCTTCCGCCCCCCGCATACGCCGGGCCCAGGAAGGACCCTGCGGCTCGCGAGCCACTGTCTCGATTGAGCGACGCTGTGGCTGGCGAGCCGCGGTGCAGAAGGCTGCACCCGCAATTCGTCATCGTGGGGAGAATCTACGAGATACGGATTCCGCTCCGCCAGCGGGTGAATTGTAACATCGGACACGGAAGAGCGACTGGTGGTTCAGTCGGCGTCGCAGGAGATTTTCCAGTAGCTGAGCACGTCTCGAACTTGCTGCCGCGGATAGAACTGACCCGCGTGCTTCAGGTCATGACGGATCGCATGGAGTCGCTTCTTGGCCTGCGCCTCGATGGCCGGTGTCAGCTCGACGAGACCGCGCGGCCTCTTTCCATCGCCAGCGTGGCGCGGCCAGCTCTCTGGATAACTCGGCCAGTCCGTCCACTTGTCGAGGGCTGCATTGACGTCAGCCATTGCGTCGTGATCGCACTGCCAGCCGTACAGACTGCGAGCGCAGATGCGCAGCATCGCCTTCACGTCCGCCATGCTGTCGGTGAATGCCTTCAGCGGCGTCGGCAGCAGAACCATGTTGGCGACGCACGAGAAGAATCTGCGATCCTGCACAACCACGTTGGAACGCTGGTAAGTCGCGTCGTCCACACCCCAAATGTGGCAACATGACCAATTGGGCCGATCTGCTTTCCGTAAGCCAAGCGCTAACGTGAGAGCCTTGTTTGCGTTGACGTTGCCCTCGACCTTATGCGTCGACACCTTAGTCGTCTGCTTGATGTTCATCTGTGGTTCAGACCAATCGCCCTTATAGAACGGCTGAGCACGGGCATGGTCCGGATACCAGACTGGCAAGAGTCTGAACGTCTCAGGGGCGACCCATCGTGCTGTTCGTTCAATGAGAGACGCGATCTCACCGATGCCGATCTCCGCACGCAACGCGGCGAGACCGTCGAGCGGGACCCGGCGCTGCTGCTTGGTCCTGTGGCCTCCTGCTTCAATCATCGTTAGCACGTCGTGTAGGACTCCATTTGCTTTGTTCCGTTTGAAATTCTAGGCGGCCCGCTGCCGCGGCACGAGGCCGTAGACCACCGCCAGCACGCCGAGCGCCGCCACCAACATGCCCTGGGCCTGGGCGTGCCCAACGCTGCGCCCGCCCCAGCCCTGACGCAGCGCCCATTCGCGCACCGAGCATTCCAGCCCGACGACATGCCAGGCGCAGGAGCCGGCTGCACTCTCGAAGCCGCCCAGCGCCATCATGGCATGCGCGACCTGCTCGCGTGCTGCGACCTGGCGATCGGTGAGGGAATCGCCAGAACCGCCCGGAATGCGGATCAGCGGCATGGCACGCAGCTGGTCGAGCGCCGCAACGCGGAACTGCCGGCGGAACACGGCGCCTGCATCGTGCATCTCCTGCGTGATGGTGCCGTTGGCCAGCATTTGGCCGAGGGTGTCGACCGTGCGGCGGTGCATGACCGGCAGGCCAGTCTCGGGATCGGCTTCACGCATCGGTTCCCCCACCGGCCCGTGCTGGAGCCGCCACTTCGACGGCATCGTCACATCCTCGCGCTTCGGCTTCGCGGCCCTGGTCCTGCGCTTACCGGCCATGGTGGTTCTCCCCGTTGCGCCGGCCCCATCGCCGGTTGGCCTCGTTGGTGATCGCCTGGCGCAGCCAGGGATCCAGGACGTCGTCCACCGGAATGGCGGCGACGCCGTGCCGATGCCAGGCAGCCGCGCGCATGGCGTTCACCTCGCTGTCGTTGGTCAGGCTGCGCGTGCCTCGGTTAAGGCACGAGCGAGGCGCCAGCGGTGCAGCGTGCATGCTCATGCGCGGCCTCCCGCGGGTTCGGTCGCCCAGAGCAGCAGGGCGATCGCGTCCGCCTCGTTGTCGTCGGCCGGCGCGAAGCCGCGAGCCTCGATCGCGGCGACCATCTTCGCCTTGTCGGCATTGCCACGGCCGGTGGCGTAGCGCTTGATCGTGCCGACCGGGACGCCCTCGTAGGGGATCTCGTGCTCCTCGCACCAGGCGGTCAGCGTGCCGAGGAAGCCGCCATAGACGTGCGCCGCGTCGGTGCCTGCATGCGCGCGGACTTCCTCGAACACGATCCGCGCCACGCCGCCGGACAGGGCGGCGACCTCGGCCAACCATCCGCGGAAGCGCAGGAAGCGCATCCCGCCGCCTTCGAAGCGGGTTGGCTTGAAGGTCATGGTGCCGGAGGTGATGCCACCGTCGCGCGACCGCAGCGCCCAGCCGGTGGTGGTGCCGAGATCCAGGGCGAGCACGACGTGGTGCGCCAGGATGATCGCGGGCGGGAGGGCGATGGGCGGGCCGCTTGCATGGGCGGTGGGCATGGGGAGAGTCGCAAGAGCCATGATGGTCTCCGAGAGGGGATGGTCCTGGTGAGGGCGGCGACGGCGCGGTTCTTGGCGGAGCTCGCCGTCGTCGTCCGGCTTGGTGCGTAGGGAGAGGCAGGGAGGACCTCGGCACCGGGACCAACAGGACGGCGCATGCCGACCCAACCTGGCCCAACCTCGCCAGCGCTTCGCTGGCGATAACCCCTGTTGTTTCAAGGGTTTACGCCGGCCCGTCCCAACGGCCCAACCTGGAGGGGGGTCGCAAACCCCATATATGGAGAATGCGTTCCTCTCCGCTTCTGCGCTTCCGCATCTAGGTTTCAGACCCGTTGGGACAGTTGGGACGTTGGGACAGACGGCCGCATGTGATTGATCATGCAGCGCGTTTTCGCGTCCCAACGTCACGGGCAGGGTTGGGACGGATTGGCGGGGTTGGGGCAGCAGGGCGGTGCGAGGCATCACAGCAGGCGCTCCTGCTGGATCAGGCGATAGCGCCACTCGCGGTGCGGGCCGTACTTATCTGCGCCCGTGGTCCTGAACCGCTCCCACTTCCGGGCCTTCAGGAAGGCGGAGACCCGCATCTGCTCGCTCCGGCCCCACTTCGCCGGCTCCAGGCCGAAGGCCTGCTCCAGGATCTCCCCGATGGAGACGTCGATGAGCGGCGCGCGACGCGGGACGTAGCGGTCCTGCCAATCCTCGTATTGGCCCGAGCCGACGTTGACCCGCTGCTTCTCGCAGACCAGCCAGCGTTCGATGCGGGCATCCCACGCATCCGCCTGGTAGCGCGCCTCCTGTTCGACCCCGGCCAGGGCCACCAGTTCCCGGTCATCAAGCCACCAGGGCGCACCCGCCTTAAAGCGAGCGGCGGCTTCCGCCCAGAGCTGGTCCCGATCGCGCCGCAGCCCGTCGAGGTCGATGGCACCGCAGCGAACGGGCCAGAAGCGGCGATTGCCGGTCTCGTCGCGCAGATAGGTGTCGGGATTCACCGTCCCGGCGAGCACGCATTGGCGCGGCACGGTCACGACATACCGCTCATAGGGCGGGCGGTATCGATCGGTGGTGCGGCTGAGGAAGGCCTTGATGCGAGAGACATCGGCCTGGCCCATCGCGTCGAGTTCGGCCATCTCGATGATCCACACGCCCCGCATCTGCTGTGCGGCGTCCTTCGATCCCAGCTCGGCAAGCTCGTCGGTGAACCAGGGCTCCGACGCCAGCACCTTCAGCGCCGTCGACTTCCGGATGCCCTGCGGCCCCTCCAGGATGAGCATGTGGTCGGCCTTGCAGCCGGGCTGCATGATCCGCGCGACGGCAGAGATCATCCACAGCGAGGCCGTGGCGCGGTTGAGCCGCGTGTCGGCGGCACCGAGATAGGTCACCGCCCAGACATCGAGCCGCGGCGTGCCGTCCCAGGCGAGCGCGGTGAGATAGTCCCGCACTGGGTGAACGCGGATGTTGCGCGCGACGGCGACGACGCTGCGGCCGACGACAACGGGCGGCACGTTGATTTCATGCCGCTGGAGCCATTCGGCGCAACGGACGTCATCCGCGTCGCCCCATGCCCGCGGCAGGGTGCTTCCGACCGGCTCCCAAGGCAGGCTGCGGGTGACCAGAATCTCCTGCGCAAACTCGTCGAACACCAGCGCACCGGCGAAGGCTGCGTCGAGCGAGAGCGCCGTGATCACGTTGGCTTCGTTCCGCTCGGGCGTGCCAGCAGGGTCCAGACGCAACAGGGAAGCCCAACGCGGCCGAACCGGCGCTTGGTTCACATCTCCCGTGGTGTTGAGCCGCCGCCGCAGCTCGCCGAGCTGCTTTGCCAGTATGGAGACGGCAATGCCCGTGGCGGACTTCACCGCGGCAAGAACCTGCCGTTCGGGGAGCGGCTCCAGCCGCGCTGTCACCAACCGGCCGAGCAGCGCTGACAGCGGCGTCATGTCCGGTGGATTCGCCAGCGCCGATGCCGCGGCGAGCATTTCGTCCAGCGTGGCGGTGCCAGCAGGCTGGGCACCTGACTCAGCTGCGGATGCTGCTGCCGGCTCCGCATAGTCCTCGGCGCGCGCGCCCTGCCGCAGGTCATCATTGAAGTCATCGCCATGCAGCGGTGCGATGATGCGGGACGGAATGTTGGCCAGGTTCAGCTGATCGGCGAGTGTCGCCGCGGCCTGCATGCCTGGCAGGCCAGCATCGGCGAAGATGGTGACGTGGGTGGTGCCCTCCGGCCACCGCCACCGACGTATCCCATCCGCAGAGAGCGCTGCCATGGTCGGCACGCGGAAAATGGCCTGGGCGGAAAGTGCCGTCTCGATACCTTCGGCGACACCGATGCGGCCATCTGCGGGGAATGCCGCGAGCCGGACTGAGCCGCCGGCGACGGGCCCGAGCATCTTCTTCCCCGGCGGCGCCTTCGCCGAGCCATCGTCGAGCAGGTAAGTGCGGTGGATGCCACCGGTGGGCTCGCCTGCGCCATCGCGAATGACTGCCATCATCCCGGCCCAGCCGCGCCTTGTGTCGAAATCCGGCAGGTCGGGATGGAACAGCAGGTCCGGGCTGTCCGGAACCGCCAGGCCGCGGCTGCGGAGGTACGTCTCAGCGACCGTGCCGGTCAGCGGTTGGCAGCCGCTCAGCAGGCGCGTGACCTCGCGACTGTGGTCCGGGCGGGGCTCTGGTGCGCGTGACGGTGGAGCAGGGAGATCCATCCGCGCGAGCCGTGCGGCCTCGTCGAACAACCGGGGCTCGGAGGCGCCAATGGCATGACGGATGATGTCGATCGGCCCAGCGCTCTCCCCGGTGGCATGGTCGAAGCCCCATCCCGCGAAGCGGCCCTCCAGATGGATGACGCAGGAGCCTTCGCCTCGAGGCAGCCGCCCGGACAGGTCGGCGCAGCGCAGTGTCTTCCCATCCGGCGCGCGGCGGGCATTCGGGAACAGCGGCGGCAGCCAGTCCCGCGCGGTGTCCGCCAGCCGCCGCCGTACCTCGGCCAGATCATGCCGAAGCGGGGCCGCGCCCGCGTCGTTCAGATCGATCAGCGCCGCGCTCATGCCAGGATGACCAGCCCCTGCTCGGCACGGGTGATCACCGTGTAGAGCCAGCGCCGGCGGTCGAGCTCGGTGCGGCCGAGACCATCGTCCCAGACCACCACGTTCTCCCACTGCGAGCCCTGGCTCTTGTGGCCGGTGATGGCCCAGCCGAAGGTCGCCTCGGTGAGCATGCGCTTGGACTTCCAGTCGCGATCGTGGCGCTGCTTGTCGAAGGCGACGTGGTCCTCGAAGTGACCCTTGTAGATACGCAGCCGACCCCGGCTGCCGTCCTGCTGCGGTGGGCCGATCTGGTTGCCGTCCTCGTCCGTCACCACCGCGGAGAAATAGAGGCTGCCCTCATCGACGATGTCGGTGAGGGTTATGAACATGCCGTTGATCAGGCCGAGGTCATTCTGGTTCTTCAGGCAGATGATCTTCTCGGCGGGGCCGGTGGGTAGCGACGTACCCCCGAAGCCGGCGGCCTGGCGCATGGCATTGTTCAGCTGCAGGCGGGTCGCGTTCATGCCGCAGATCACTTGGCCGCCGCGCAGCGCCTGCTCAGGCGAGACATCGCCCTTGCGCATCTTCCAGACGTGGCTGTCGTACTGCCCGAAGCCGATCGCCTCGCCCTGCCGCGCCATGGTGGCGAGACGGATGATGGCGCTCTCCTCCGCCTGGCGGTGGATCTCGGTGAGCATGATGTCGGGCGCATCCTTGGTGAAGGCACCCTCACCCTGGATGGGCGGCAGCTGGCCTGGATCGCCGAGAACCAGGATCGGCTTGCCGAAGCTCATCAGGTCGCGCGCCATCTCCTCGCCGACCATCGACACCTCATCGAGCATGATGAGCCTGGCATGGGCGGCATCGCTCTTGGGATTGAGGGCGAAGCGCGGGCGCTTCATCTCGGCCACAGCCTGGCGCATGGCCTCGATGCTGGCCTGGGCGGTGGTGTGGTCGAACCCGCTCAGGTGGCGGGCGGCAGCGACGGCCTCATCGATCTTGAGCTCCGCGGCCTCGACCTCCTCCTCGGTGGCCTCGATGACGGAATAGATGAGGCTGTGGATGGTCCGCGCCGGCGTGCCTTTCCGGCGGAGGACCAGCGCCGCTTTGCCGGTGAAGGTGGCGGTCACCACGCCGGGCGTGCAGGATTCACGATCCTCATCGCTGCGCTGGTGCTCGAGGCCGAGCTCCTCCAGCGCGAAGCGCAGCACGGTCGACTTTCCGGTGCCGGCATACCCGAACAGGCGAAAGACCTGCTGCTGCTCGGTGTCGTTCTCGAACCAGTCGCGAATGGCGGCGATGGCACGATACTGGGTGTTGGAGGGGGTGATGCCCGTCATGCCGCCGCTCCGAGCTGCACCTGGTAGTCCTTCACCACCCCACCGCGGGTGGCGTCGCCGACCTGGCATTCGCTGACGAAGACGCGACGGCCATCGGCGAGCTGGCGCCAGTGACCGCGGCGGATGTGCCAGCGTGGAGATGCATGCGTGCCGCCACGCTGCGCCACGGCGGCCGCCACCCGCACCGGATCGATCTGCGCGACCCGATAGGTCCATCCGCGCACGCCAACCTTCGCGAAGGGTGGCCGACGCAGCGGTGAAAGCTGCTGATCGACCAGGGGCGTCGAGGCGGCAAGCAATCCGAGGGCGCGCCACACCATGGAGGAGGCGGTCTCGAAGCTCGGCGCATACTCCTCCGGGCTTTGCATATTTGGGTGGCCTATGACTTCGGCGACGCCGTCCGGCTGGAATTCCACCGCCGCGATCAGATCGCTCCAACAGCGCCGCGCTGGGTCAAAGCGGAAGAGGAAGCTATCGACGCCCACCTCGGTGGCGCGCGCATAAGAAGCGAGGCACGCCTCAGGATGATCGGGATTCTGCAATTCGAAGATGCAATGCCGATGCGGCAGGTTGAGCGTGCCGGCCATGTTGCTGACGGCAAGCTGGCCGACATCATCTGCATCGAAGCGGCGTGCATCTGGAAAGATGTAGATCGGCGCGGCCGCGACGTGCTTTGCATCGATCTCGCACCAGAAGCGATGCACATGCCGAACGATATGACGCTTCAGGCTGAAGGCAAAGGGCATCGCGCGAGGCGAAATGACATGCGTCATTGAGCGTTCTCCCAGCAACGATTGGCGTAGGGACAGAAGCGGCAGAGGTAGAAATCGCGTGCCACGGCGATGCGCGGCGGGAGCTCGCCGGCTGCGGCCGCGCGCAGAATGTCGACGGCCCGGTCCGATAGGCGCTGGGCCTCGTCCGGCTCGAAGGACACCACCTCGTGGTGTAGCGCCAGCGTGTCGCGGTTCAGCGCGGTGAGCAGCGCGACCTCGAGTTCGAGGTAGGCCATGTAGAGCTGCACCTGCGCGAAGTAGACCGGCTTCGACAGGCGCAGCCCGCGCTTGACCAGATCGCTCCAGGACTTCTGACCGAGCGCCTTGTGCTCCCAGAGAGATGGCCAGCGGATGCCGACATCGGGCCCCGCCACGATGACGCCGTCGGCATGGCCGCGCAGCCTATCGCCCGCGGTGGCAAATCCGAACTGCTCGCCATCGGCGCCGCGATCGCGCAAATCGAAGCCCGCCTGCCGCAGCCAGCGGATCGACAGCGCCTCGAACTGGTGCCCGGCGTCGAAGATGCGCAGGATGCCACCGTCGAAATCGCGCTCCAGATCCTTCGGCGCGTGGGTGACCTCATAGACGAGCTTCCGCGCGCAGGCCTCGCCGACCCGACTGCCGCCGAGATAGTCGCGCGGGCGCTGCTGTCGGTTCCGCGCGACCAGTGCGGCATCGACATGCGCATTGATGCGCGCGGTGGCGTCGGTGCCGATGGGCGCGGCGCGGCCATAAACGAGCCCGGATTGGTGGTTGAGGTCGAGGATCATCGCCAACCTCAAAATGGAATTGGGTCGTCGAGGGGGTCGCGCTCGGCCGCCTGGCGCTGCATCGAGGCCTGGAAACCATCGACGCAGGCCTCGATGATGCGGTCGATCTCGGTGGCGCTGCGGTCGTGGAACGGCGCCATCAGGTCCAGCTCCACCAGCACCTCAGCGAGCGGCCGGCGCGCATCCTTCACCGCGCGTGCCTCCATCGGCGTCTTGTCGATCACGCCGCCGCTCCGCCGTGCCAGCGCGCTGCCGGCATCGCAGCAGCGCATGGAGCAGAAGGACAGCTTCGGATGAGTGCCGAACCGAAGCTCGTGCACGTAGCCAAAGCCCTTGGCCTCGCGACTGCAGAGCGCGCAGGTGAGGCGGCGGACCTGGTCCGCCGGCGTGCAGCCAGGGAGGGGTGGCAGGGTTGCGGCCGCGGGGCGCGGTGTCGACCGCGCCCCTGCCCGGCGTCGTCGAGCCATGCCGCCATCAGCCGTTCAGCCAGGCCGGGCCGCCCGAGGCGGGCGCGGGAGGCGGGGCGAGCGGGGCGGCCGCCTGGGCGGGGGCCGCGGGCGCCGGCCGCTCCCAGCTGCGGGCGGGCGTCGAAGGCGCCGGCTGCGCGGGCGACGTCGCCCAGGCGGGCGGCGTGTTGGCCGGCGTGGAAGACACGGCCGGCCGTGCCGCTCGATGGCTGGGCGAGGCTGGCACCGCCTCGCCATCCATGACGCGGCGGTATTCCGGCTCACCCGGCAGCACGACCCGATCCAGCCGGTTGTTGTCGCCGTACCGGGAGTCGCTCGCCGGCTCGACCCGCACCTTGGCGGCGAAGGTGATGCCGTGCAGGTCGGCGAGGCCCCGCAGCACGCGCTTGGCCTTGGCCGCCTCACTCATATCCTGCGGGTCGAGGCCGAGCGCGCTGTCGATCATTGCCCGGAAGATGCCCTTCGAGATCTTCCAGCCGATCGAGACACCCTGCTCGTCGACCTTGCCGCCGACCACGGTGAAGGTCTGCCAGAACTTGCGACGGATGTGCGGCCCGACCACCACCGTGAACTCGCAATCCAGCATGCGGACGTCGCTCTCCGGGTTTCGCGCGGGCTTGAGCAGGCCGCGATCCACCTCGCCCTGCCCGTCGAGGCCGCCCTTGCGGATCGCCATGGTCACCTTGGCGAAACTGCCATCGGGAATGAGGTCGGAGCCGCGCGGAAGCTCGGCGTCGTTCATGTCGTACATGGGCATCACCCCTGGGCGCTGGTGTGGGCGTTGATCTTGCGAAGCAGGGCGGCGAGGTCGGCCGGCTCGGTCTCGTCGAGGCGGCCGGAGCGGTCTTTCGCGGGGAGCGCAAAGGCATTGCCGGCGCGGCAGACCAGGCGGCGATCGGTCCCGCGCTCCGGGTCGTAGCGCCAGCCGGCGCCCTCGCGGCTGAACAGCCCCATGGTGACGACCTGATCGACGATGCCGGGCAGTTCGCGCGCCGCCTTGCCGCCTTCCATCTGCGGCTGCCAGGTGACCTTCCCGAACTCGTCGGTCACCTTCTCCAGGATGCCGACCATGATGGTGGTCTTGCCCGATGCATGCTGGAGGTGCTTCAGCAGGCCGATGACCTCGCGCGCGAGCAGGCCATAGGCGCCGCGGGTGTCGGGCTTGCCGGTCTTTTCGGAGAAGGCCTCCGGCCGCAGCTTGGCCCAGGTCATCGCCTGGCGCGTCAGATCGGTGATGCTGTCGAGGAAGACGATCGACTTCCTGGCGAGCAGCCGCACCAGGTCCGGATGCGCCGCGGCGAGGTGCTGGTAGTGCCCTTCCGAGAAGAAGCCGTTCGGGTCGGCGGCCGGATTCACGCCGCCGACGAGACAGGCGATGTCGATGGCGTCCTCGAAGCAGCGCACGGGGATGCTGTCGCCCGGCCAGTCCTGGACCGATTTCATCCCCGCCTCGAGGTCGATGCAGATGGTCTCGGCCGGCGGAAGGGTCTTGAGCTGCGTGGTCTTGCCCACGCCGCTGGGGCCGAACAACGCCAGGGTGGTCTTGTTAGCCGCGCGCGACAGGCGCTCATCGGCGGTGACGATACGCAGCGCCATCAGCCGACCCCCCGAAAGGTCGCAAGGGCATCGGCATGCGGGCTGTCACGCCGCTCCGTCTCCGAGAGGATGGTGAGCCGGTAGGTCGGCCTGCCCGTGCGCACGGTGCGCGCCGGCTCGAAGGCATTGCGAATGCGCTCGGGCCAGGCGGAATAGGCGCGCTCGGCCACCTTGAAGCTGACCTCGACATAGTCGCCGGGATCCTCACCGCCGGCGCGGATCTGCTCGGCGAGCGCGGCAAGCCGGCGCTGGTCCCATTCGACCCTCTTAGGAAGGTCGGCGGTGATCTCCACCGTCCCGTCCACGAAGCGGACGGTGCCGGTGTCCTTGCCGGCGGCGGCGCGGGCACCGATCGCATGCTGCTCGTAGCGCATGGCGATGGCGCCCTCGATCCAGTCGAGCGCGCGCTTGGCGATATCGAGCCGGGACCGCACCTCCTCCTGCAGGAGCGCGAGGTGCTCGGCCGGTAGATCGATCACCTGGCCGATCGGCAGCAGGCGCATGTCGTCGAGGGTCGGGTGGTTGCGGGGGGCGGCATCCATCACGCCGCCTCCCGGCCGAGCAGGTCCGCCAGCGCGTAGCCGGCGGCGCTGCGCGCGCTCAGAGGACGGGGCCGGACGATCAGCAGGTAAGCGCAGCGGCCCTCGGCCACACGACGCTGTACGAGATGGCCAAGGCCAGTCTCCGCCATCGCCCAGACGCGGCGTGCGACGGCGTCGAGATCAGCGCGGCGTTCGGCCGGCAGTTCGGAGGCGATCCTGTCGCGATCACGGGCGAGCAGGCCGATATGATAGACGATGGCATCGCCGGGCGACGCATCGGCGTAGCGATCGCACAGGCCGTTCTCCGTCAGCACGACGTCGAGCAGATCCTCCACGTTCAGCAGGATCTCGGTCGACAGCAACTCTGGGGGTGTGAAGCGCACCGGTCGGTTCTCCCTCTCACGCAAGGTCGTCATCTGGTTTCATACGGATCGGCGAGAATCCGTTCTCACGACCTCGACGCGGTGAAGGCGGAGGGATGCGCGCCCGCCGCACGGAGCCAGCAGCGGAGATCGGCAAGGGCGCGATAGAAGGTCGCGGACGACACCCCGCTCGCGTCACGCGCATCGACGACGTCGCGATGCGCGACGATCAAGCCGAGCAGGGCCTGCGAAGCCCCCGGCAGTTCGATGGCGGCGCGGCGTAGCGCGATCGGCAGATCGGGATCGAACCAGGCCGCGGAGAGCGTGCTGGCAATGCCGTGGCCGTCGTTGCCGTCGAGCGGGACGGTGTCGATCGACGCCGGCGCCCGCGCACGATCGATGACCACGTGCTGGGCGAGCAGGCTGACGAAGGTCGACCAGGAGGCCCGTCTCGAATCGTAGCGGTCGGCCGCCTCGACGATGGCGAGCAGGATGTCCTGAGTCAGGTCCTCCCGATCCGCCCTGCTCAGACGCCGGTGCCGGGCGAAGCGGCGGGCATGGTGACGGGCGGATGCCAGCGCCACTCGGATACGATGATTGTCCCAGTTCTGGGGATTCTCTGCCTGTCGGGACTGTTGCTCGGGCACGGTGCGGATCCTTGGCTGAGGCGGCTGCGATGACCTCAAGCCAGCACGGCGTTCCCCGGGGCGACGAGGGCGGAAAGGTGCCGAATGGGGCGGAAATGTCCCCGATCAATTTCCGCACCTAAGTCGTTTCAATGCTTTAGATGCGTGGCGGCGCCTCCTCGCGCTCGAGAGGTGCGGAATTCCGATTTGCGCACCACCCCGGCAAAGGAGCGCTGGACGTCGCACGAGTCGGGAACATAATGTGAACATACACGTTGCCGAAACGCGGCTTCCTGAGGACCACACTCCTATGACACTGACCATCGACTACGCCTGCCGACCGGGGAGCGCGGCGCCACGCCCGCTCGCCGTGGCCGCCATCCGGGCGGTCGCCGGACAGGTGCGCCAGCAGATCCCGCGCGAGCCGAGCGAGCTCGCGCTATCTCTCGCTGCGTTGGTGGATGCCAGTCGAGACGTGGCAGTGAACGGGCGCCGGCTGCTGGTGTCCTGGGATATCTCGGGCGCGCTGCAGGACGAGATGGACCGGCCGGTGCTCGGCCTGTGTGATACCGATCCCGCTGAGCCGGATTGGGTCTTTCTGGCGGTCAACGGACCGATGACCGCCCATCGCCCAGATCTGGCGCTCAGCACTGCCGCGCATGAGCTCGGGCATCTGGTGTTCGACGTGCCAGCCGCCCTGGACGGCGGTCCGCGGCGCTATCGTGCCGTCGCCACCTCGCCGCAGGCGCTCGACCGCGCAGGCCGCGGTGCGGAGGGACGAGCGAATGAGTTCATGGGGGCGCTGTTGGCGCCACCCGTGCCGCTGCACACGCGGTTGCTGGCCCATGCCCGTGGCGAGGGGTTGCGGTTGGCACGCGGACCACATCAGGGCCGGCCGGGCAGCCCCGTCCTTGCCTCCGGCAACCCACAGGACGCCGTCGCCGGCATCATGGCGGCCCTGGCCGGGGATTTCGGCGTGTCGGAACGGTTCATCGCCGTGCGCCTGGCGCGCTACGGCCTTATCCAGGGAGAGGTGTGATGGCGTTTGGGGCAGCGGTTCGCGCCCGGCGCACGGAGTTGCGCATCGGGCTCAACGACATGGCGGAGCGGATGGGCATCTCGCCCGGCTACTGGTCGCGCGTCGAACGGGAGATCGAGAAGCCACCCAGTGACGAGCTCGTGCAGCGCGCCGCGGCCATTCTCGGCATCCAGCTCGACGACCTGTTCGTGGAGGCGCAGCGCCTGCCGCCCGATATGCGACGGGACATCGGGAAGGTGGTGCTCGCTTATCGGCGGATGCGCCCGTTCGCCGCTGGCTGAGGAACGTGACATGGCGACGCGGCCCAAACACAAACGCTTCTTCAGCATCGACGACGTCGGCGCTCATTTCGGTCTGTCGCTCGTCGACATGGGGGTCATGGCGGCCGAGGGGCAACTGCGGCTCAGTGTCCCGGTTGCTGGCCTGCGCGTCGAAATTGGCGACTGGGAGGAGGACGGCGATGGGCGGGGATTCAGGATCCCGGCTGGCTTTCGCATGCTGAATGGCCTGGTCGATCTCTACCCCGTCGATGGCTGGACCATCTTGCGCAACGGCACCGGTGTCGTGCACGCACTGCCGACAGAAGGTGCTGGGTATATGAGCATCGAAACCGGCAATCCGGATCAGGCGGGCCTGTTGGTGACGCGCGATGAACTCGGGGTGCGTCGTGAAGAATGGCGTCGTCTTGAAGCGCAGGACGTTGATCACGAGGCGGATGCGCCTGTCCGTTCTCGCCGCGGGGTCCAACCGACCCATGATTGGGATGCCGCAAGGCTGGAAGCGTGCCGGCTGTTCTATTTTGAAGGCGTGCCGGAATCCCAGGCAGCCCTGATCCGCCACATGCAGGCCTGGTTCGCGTCCAAGGGGCTCAAGGTGCCCGATGACAGCACCTTGAAGCGCCGCCTTCGCGATGTGTGGGCGATGTTCGGCCCGGAAGCGAAGAAGCGCGCCGCCTGATCGTCACGTGCTGCGCGGCGCCGTGAGAACGACGCCGCGCAGATCCGTAGATGAGGGGCAGGACGACTGTGGATCGCCATGCCCCCCACACCGATCAATCATCACCTTGCACCCCACCTCCGCGAGGTCTGCGACCTCCTTGCCCGCGGCCTGCTGCGGCTGCGCAGCCGCGCTGCCGAGGATGTTGCGCGCGACGCGAAACAGGCCCGGGAGCCGGGAGAGGTTCGCCTACACTCGACCGCCAGGCAGCGCCGTCATGCGAACCCCAGGAGAAAGGGAGTCGCATGACCAGACGATCAGCCACGAAGGCGAAGCAGCAGGATGCCGCGCTGCCGGCAGCCACCATCCCGAAGATCCCGCCGGCGCAGGTGCTGCCGCGGCTGGCTGCCCTGAAGACGGCGCCAATCGCGCAGCTGAAGCAGCAGTGGCGGGAGCTGTTCGGGAAGGAGCCGCCGCCGTTCAGCCGCAGCTACATCACCAGCCGCCTCGCCTACCGGGTCCAGGAACTGGCCTATGGCGGCCTGAAACCCGAGACCCGGGCGCGGCTGGAGGCGCTAGGCGAGCAGCTGGACGGCGGCAATGTCGTCCTGCGCCGCATCCGTGCCGACAGCCGACCGCTGCCGGGCACGCGGTTGATCCGTGAACATGATGGCGTCCAGCATGTCGTCACCGTCCGGGCCGATGACTTCGAGTACGAGGGGCGGCCCTATCGATCGCTGTCTGCCATCGCGCGTCACATCACCGGGACGCGGTGGAATGGCTGGACCTTCTTTGGGCTGAAGGGGAGGCCAGGGGCATGAGGCGGAAGGCACCTGCCGGCGAGATGATGCCCGCGAGCACGAAGAAGCTCCGCTGCGCGGTCTACACGCGCAAGAGCACGGACGAGGGGCTCGACAAGGAGTTCAACACCCTCGACGCACAGCGCGAGGCCTGCGAGGCCTATGTCGCCAGCCAGCGCGCCGAGGGGTGGACCCTGGTGCGGGACCGCTATGACGATGGCGGGTTCTCCGGTGGTACGCTGGATCGCCCCGCGCTGCGGCGCCTGCTGGCCGATATCGAGCAGGACCTCGTCGATGTCATCATCGTCTACAAGATCGACCGCCTGTCCCGCTCGCTGATGGACTTCGCCAAGCTGGTGGAGTCCATGGAAGCGCATGGCGTGACCTTCGTCTCTGTCACGCAGTCCTTCAACACGACAACCAGCATGGGGCGGCTAACGCTGAACATCCTTCTCAGCTTTGCGCAATATGAGAGGGAGATCATCGGCGAGCGTATCCGCGACAAGGTGGCGGCGTCGAAGGCGCGCGGCATGTGGATGGGCGGGAAGGTGCCGCTCGGATACGATGTCGCCAACCGCAAGCTGGTGGTGAACGGGCCGGAGGCCGCGCGGGTGCGACGGGTGTTCGAGCTGTTCGCCGAGACCGGTTCGGTCGTGGAGACGGTCCGCCGCTTGCAGGCCGAAGGCATCTCCAGCAAGTCCGGGAAGCTGCTGGATAAGGGTGACGTCTACAAGGCTCTGAACCTGCGGACCTACATCGGGGAGGTCACGCACAAGGGGAACGTGTATCGCGGCGAGCACGAGGCCATCGTGCCGCGCGATCTTTGGGACCGGGCCCACGCTATCCTGCAAGTCAGCCCGCGCACCCGCGCCGCGCAGAACCGGCAGCATGCGCCGGCGCTGCTGAAGGGGTTGATCTTTGGCACTGATGGCCGCGCGATGTCGCCAACGCATGCGATGAAGAACGGCCGGCGCTATTGCTACTACGTCGCGCAGCGCGTGCTGAAAGCAGGCACGGTCATGGACGACAGCATCGTGCGGCGCGTCTCGGCGGCGCAGATCGAAGGCGCTGTCATCAGCCAGGTGCGCGCTCTGCTCCGACAGCCCGAGATCGTGGTCGGCACTTGGCTCGCGGCTCGGCGCGAGGCGCCAGACCTGACGGAACGCGAGGTTCGAGACGCGCTGCATCGGCTCGCACCGTTGTGGGAGGAGCTGTTCCCCGCCGAGCAGGCGCGGATCGTGCGGGCGCTGGTGGAACGGGTGGTGGTTGGGACCGCCGGCGCCGACATCCGGCTGCGCGTCGAGGGAATGGCGGGACTGGTTCGCGACCTCACCGCCATCGCGCCCGAAGCGCTGGAAGCCATGGCAGCATGA